TACCGCGGCGATAAAGTCAAATATGGCGATAATGTCTGGCAGTATAACGGTGTCTCCAAGGTCAATCTCAACCCTCCGACTGGTATCTATACGAAAGCTCCCGGTTCGGTCGCCTACTGGATCAACGTGACCAGCTATTCCACTAAGACCAACAGCGGCAAGGTGTTGGCGACCATGGGCCGGAACGAGGTCTTCACGATGCTTAAAGACATGGGCAACAACTGGATTCGCGTCAAAACGAAGGACGGCGTGATCGGCTATGTGCAGACCGTTTCCGGCACCACGACCTACGTTGAGCAGTATTCGCAAGATGCCGTCGTGGTGGCTGGGCGTGAGATCAGACAGCAATGTTTCCGCGTCTACCGCATCGAGAAGGACAGCGACACCATGATGGTCAGGGTATCGGCACGGCATCTGAGCTACGACGCGGCCAACGTGTACCTTGGCACTTGCGAGGCTACGAACGCCAGCGCGTCCACAGCCGTCACCATGATCCAGATGGCGACTATCCAGGAAGACAACAGGCAGATATTGACCAACATCAATGATAAAGCCTGCGATCTCGATTGCTCCTGGGACAACGTAGTCACCGCGCTGCTGAACCCGGACAGCGGCATCGTGGCGCAGCTGCAGGCCAAGTTGATTCGGGACAATGAGGACTTCCTGATCCTCAAGGATGAGCACACCGACCGCGGTTTCCACATTGACTTCGGCAACAACCTGAAGGCCGTCAACTGGTCTATCGACAATACGAACCTTGTCACGCGCGTTATCCCGCACGCCAAGACCTCGACCGATGAGGACTTGATGCTGGAAGAGCAATTCGTGGATAGCCCGCTGGTCAATGAGTATCCGCGTGTCCGCATGGAGCCGCTTTCGGTCAACTGCAAAGAAGGCCAGAAGGGCACTTTGCCGGACGGAACAGAAAAACCAAGCCTGAGCGTTGCGCAGTGCTTCGAGATTATGCGTGCAGAAGCCCAAAAACGCTTCACGGTTGACCACGCGGACGAACCAGAAATCACCGTGGACGTTGACCTGCTCATGCTTGGTTCCACGGTCGAATACCAGCACCTTGCCCCGCTCGAAGTCCTGTTCATGTACGACACGGTGCATATTCGGCATCCGTATCTCAATCTTGATATTGAGGCGTACATGACCGGCTACGAGTTCGACAGCATTTTGCGCCGCTATAACCGCATCACCCTGACCAACGCGCGGCGGCGAAATGATACATCCGTCTCCGGGTTCGACCTCAGAGACAACAGCATCCGATTCGAAAAACTATCCTCTACAGCCGTAGACAGGCTGAGAGCGTAAGGAGGTAATCACATGGGCGCACCCGGTTTGACTTCTCCCATTCGCGCACAAGGCTTCGAGAATCTCCAGCTTAATGCTGGCATCCTCATCAAAAATGCCGGCGCGACACTAACTGGTCAGATAGACATCCACCAACTGAAAAGTGCCGTGCAGAACTATATTGCTCAAGGCACGCAGATTCTTGGCATGACTTCTGGCGGTGGCACGTTCACTATCACCCGTGAGCCGCGTATCCCCGAAGTGGACGGACGGCGCTATGCGTTCAAAGGCGCTCAGTTTGTTGATTCTATGGACGGCTACATTACGTCCACGCTCGTGGAGATCACGCCTGAAAACTGGAAGACCGTTATTGGCACGACAGCACCGTTTGATGATAACACCGCCGCCAAAGCCGCCTATAAGATCAAGACCGTGCTTGATGATGCGGCATACCTGACCGACATAACGTGGGTCGGCGACCTTGCCGATGGGCGATTCGCGGTCATCGTGCTGAACAATGCGCTGAATACAAGCGACATAACCTTCACGTTTGCCGACAAAAACGAAGGCAAGCTACCGTTCGAACTGCACGCGCACCAGAGCGGTGTGAATGTGTATGATACCGCCCCGTTCAGGATTTGCTTCTATAACGAGGAATACACTTGGGTCATTGAAGACACAGTGCATCTTTCCGCGCCCGCTAACGGTTCAGCAGACCATGCGCTTGATAAAGAATACCCGGCTGGAAAATATAAGCTGGAAAATCACGTCACTACGAGCATCAACGCAACTGAGGCATCTAAATTGTCCTATATCTTTATGAACGGCGATGATGAAATGGCAACATTCGGTCAAGGGGTGAGTGTTTACAACGTCCCCGGCGCGTTCAACAAAATCAGGTTTGCGAACGAGAATGCGAAAACTGTTGTCGTAGACCTTTACAGGCTCTATCGTACTGGTGACATAACGTAAGGGAGGTGGCTGAATGCAGCCTAACATCATTGAGCGCGTCTGGCGGCAGGACAAGATGGTGAATGTGGATGTGCTGAACGGCTTCGTCTTCACGGGCGAAGCCGGGGCGCACAAGTTCGTCATCTCCGGCAAGAACGTCAACACTCCTGTTGACATCTCCGGGACTATCACCGCCAACTTCAAGAACGCTGACGGCGTGCTCGTGCCTCTGACCGGGACTATTGAGGACGGCAAGGCCGTGGTCGTGCTCTCGCGTGAGTGCTACGAGGTCGAAGGCCCGTTCTCCTTGATGATTTTCGCCGATACCGTGTGTATCTATGCTGCTATCGCTAACGTTATCAATTCGTCTGGCGAGGTCATCGTGTACCCCACGGCAACCGTCCCCAGCGTGCAGGAATTGATTGAAGAAGTGCGGGATGTTATCGCAAGTATTCCGCAGGATTACAGCGCGCTGAACCAGAGTGTTATAGACTTAAAGAGCGCCTTGACCGCCGCTGATGAGTGGCATCGTTCAGATATGACGTATGGTTCAAAATGGTATATCCGCAATGATGGCACTATAGGCGGTGGGAATACTGGTGGCGGACTGCTGATGCGTGCCTGTAAACCGAATACAAACTATTTAGTAGTTATTAGCCCTGAATACAACCTTTTCAAATTGGCTTATGCCAATCAGCCTGTAGATTCATCAACACAGTTATACGGCGTTGTTTCCGGGAATAGTAAGGCATTGACCATTACCACAGGCGCGGACGCTGTTCGTTTGATAGTACAGGTGGTTGATGCTACAGAGGTTACCGTATATGAAATCGGTGACGATTGGCGATTTTATAGCAGGACAGAAGCCATAGAACGTGTTGACGATTATGCCGGACTACTGGCGTCAACTGGTGGGATCGTGCGGGTGGTGCATAATGATGGCCCATATGGTGATGGCGGTGAATGCCTTTTTGAGGTGACTGATGAGACTCAATGGTCTATAGCGCGTAATGATGGTACATATGTTAGGCCCGTTATAGGTCAGGGAGAATTATTGCCAGTAAGCGCCAATGTCGGAAACCTTATGCAGACCATGCTTGGATATGTTGGAAATTCCGAAATAGTGTATGGCAGTAGCAATACGATGTTTGATACCACATGCGGCAACCAAATGGATTGCTCATCGTTTGTATCTGCGGTTCTCAACGGTATCACATACGATAATTCACGCTATTCGTTGGGAACGGATGCGGCTAATGTTGCCGCATATGGCGGTAGCGGAATGTTGCCAAACGAACGGCTATATAGTGGGCAGATAGCCTCATGGTTTGCCCAGCACAAACAGTTATTCACCATACCAGATGACACCTACACATTAAACAGGCTGATCCAACCGGGTGATTTATTGTTCTACGGCCCATCTGCGGAAAGCACCAGCGTATATCAGATCGACCATGTAGTGATTGTATTGGCCAACTTATACCCGGCGTATCAGTACGCCATTATAGCACAGGCTGGTGGAGCACCGGAAACAGAAAGTAACCTAAACAACACCAATGTTAAAATCAGCATTGTGAGTTTGGCATCAGCGACCGCGCTTGGTCGTTGCAGGGCATTTGCACGTCCGATATATGCGGCAACGTATGCCGATAACAACAATTCCATTCTGAATAAGGTGCTTGGAGGGGACTATCACTTTGATACCAATTTTATTCCGGGCATATTGGTAAATACAAATGGTATCCGCAGTTATTCGGCGTCATGGTCGGCAGACCCCGTTATGCACTCCGTTGTCCCCGGAAAGACAATCACAAATGAGTCGGGCTATTTGGGGCGTATAGCATACTACGATGCTGATGGCAAATTTGTACGCAGAGTTGATATTAGTAACGGTAGTTCGGGAACTGTTGGAAATAACGAATACTATGCGCTGTTCATGGTGAATTCCGCTGAACTATCCAATGTAATAACTGCTAAATACAAAATGGCATGACTTAAATAACACCTTTAGTCTTAATGAAAGGACACCTTTAGCAACATCATGAGGGAGGTGATAGCGTGAATAAAGCGACATACGTTCCGCACTATGCTCCGGCAGAGGCAAAGGCAAAGGAACTGTGCAAGGGTGTGAAATCGCTTCAGGAACGTTACGAAATAGTCACGAGATATGTTTCAGATCACATCGTGTATGACTATGTTCGCACTATCACCGTCCCGAAGAAAAACGGTCTGCCTGATGTGGCGCGGTGCTGGAACCAGCACATGGGTATCTGCCTTGACATCGCATCTATGACTGTCGGTATGCTTCGTGCAGTATCTATCCCATCTAATCTTGTCATCGGTTGGGCAGACGGGAAGTACCATGCGTGGGTCGAGGCGCGGATCGAAGGGCAAAGGTATCTGTATGACCATGATGATCCGCACAAAATTGTCAAAACGTACAAAAAAGAACGGATGTATTAGGAGGTGATAAATTGATCGACGCTATTGACTTGATTGCCAAGTTTCAGTTTGCTTTGGACGATGGATGGGGATACATCTGGGGGTCTTCAGGCCAGACATGGACGCAGAAAAAGCAGAACGCGGCCACCCGCCCGCAGACCATCAGCTATGGTCAGCAATGGGTCGGGCATCGTGTGGCAGACTGCTCCGGGATGTTCGTCTGGGCGTACAAACAGTTTGGCGAATCCATCTATCATGGTAGCAATACCATCTGGCGGCAGTACTGCTCCCGGCAAGGCAAGCTAAGAAACGGTCAGCGCTGTGATGGGATTGCGCTCCGGCCCGGTACGGCGGTGTTCCTGCTCAACGAAACCGGGCGGCATCACATCGGCCTGTACATCGGAGACGGCATCTGCATCGAAGCGAAAGGCACGAAGTGGGGCGTTGTAACCAGCCCCGCGTCCCATTGGGATGAATGGGGCGAACTGTCGGCAGTTGACTACTCAGCGTACCCGGAAGAGGTGATTCCAATGACCAAGCCAACACTCAAAAAAGGTGACCGTGGGGATGAAGTAAAGGCCTTGCAGGAAATGCTCAACACGAACGGCTACCAACTGACCGTGGACGGTGCTTTCGGTGGCAAGACCGAGAACGCGGTCAAGGATTTTCAGAACAAGCACAAGCTGACCGCAGACGGCATCGTAGGCCCGAGAACGTGGGAAGCCCTAACCGCCGATGAAGCCCCGGATTGGATCGAGGACGAGCCTGTGGACGATCCAGAAGGGGTGGCCGCAGTTGACCGCGAGGAACTGGTGGACATCATCAATCAGGTGGACGAACTGCGGCACGAGCTTGACGGGATCGCAACCGTCCTGCGCGGGTGGTCCGAACAATGATTTGCCCGTGCCATGAATGCAGAACCCGGACTGCAATGCCGAACTGTCACGGGACGTGTGAGGCGTACAAAGAGTATCAAGAGTACCGTACCAGAATACGCATAGCCCGTCAACTTCAGCGCGTAGGCGATGATGCGCGGATTCATATGGGCGAAAAGCGGAAGGCTGAATATTACAGATCGCGGAGGAAGTGATAACGATGGACAAAGTAACCCCGGATATGCTGATGACATTTCTCGTTGTAGCGGCGGCGCTGATTGGATTCATCCTGCTGATTTGGCAACTGGCAGACAAAATCCGCGCCGCCCGGAAACCGAACGATGACCTGAACCGCTGGCAACATGAGACGGACGAAAAGCTGAAGCGCGACAAGGAGCGGCTGGATATACTGGAAGACGGCAACAAGGTCATCTGCCGTGGAATCCTCGCCCTGCTCAGTCATGAGATCAACGGCAACTCAACGGACAAGCTCAAGGCAAGCCAAACGGAAATAACCAACTACCTGATCGACCGATGAAAGGAGATTGAATCATTATGTCTTACGAACCTACTAACTGGAAAACTGGAGACGTGGTAACGAGCGCTAAACTCAACAAACTGGAGCAAGGCGTGGCTGGCGCTGGCGGTGGTGATTTTGTAAAGGTAGATGTGGCCATTGAAAATATTGATGGTCAATTCGTACCATCGCTTTCAAAAACATTTGATGAAATTGCATCGGCGATGTTATCAGATAAAATTGTGTACTTGTACTTTAGTGGGTCTCTGTTTTGGCCTGCAGATGGTTATGCTGAAGGCAGCAATACGATTTTGTTCTCAACTGTGCCAGGTATATATGCAAATGGGAATACTTATAAGTCAAATGTAGATCAGATAATCGTTTATGAAGACAATACTACAGAAATAGGACAGTATTCTAATATTGTAGAAAAACAATAACCGGACGGCGAGATCATGCTCCAGCGAGTTGCGAACGACTATCCGGTCATACCAGCACATAAAACACATTATCCGAACAGAACTACCTACGCCAAGGAGGTGAGGCAATGATCATACAGGGGTCGAACAACCCGCTGACCATTGAGTTCAGCGAAGACGTGTCCGCACTTCCTGAACTGGTAGTGACGGTGTGGTCAGACCTGCCAACTGTCGTCTTAATGCATTATAAATCTACTACCTGACCAACTATCTGATAGACCGATAGGAGCAAGCAATGGTCTGTTTTAAGTGCGGGAAGATTGTTTCAAGCCAGTACATTCCGGGAGAAACCGTGTTTTGCAAGGAATGTGCAGCTAAGTTTAGAACCGTTTCGGGATCGGAAACGTGCGTTTGCTGCGGCGCGCCGATACCCGAAGGTGGAATGATTTGCCCCTCATGCGCGGGAAGCGTAGAACACAAGCTGTGAAAGGAGAAACATCATGACGAAAGAAGATTGGATTCGCAAGCTCACGTCTCGCAAGTTCTGGCTGGCTATCGCTGGTCTGGTCACGGGCATTGTCGGTTTCCTGAAGAACCCGACCACCGACACGGAGGTCATCACCGGACTTATCATGGCACTCGGCAGCGTGATTGCCTATGTTATTGCGGAGGGCATGGTCGATGCCGCTCGTGAAAATGGTGATCAGTTTATCGTAGAGCCTGAAGAAAAGCCGCCCGAAGAGTGAGGTGCGGCTATGAGCGAGAAGGAAGTTGCGAGCATCCCGTTCTTCGTGCATGAAGCGACGGTTGAGCGCTTGGAACGCATCAACAAGCGGTGGTTTATCATGGCGATGGTTGTGTTCATTCTGTTCGTGCTTACCAACGCCGGGTGGATCGTATACGAGAACCAATTCGCAACCTATGAAGTAGAGCAGACGGTGGATACCGGAGAGGGCACGGCGTTTGTCGCTGGAGTAGGAGATGTTGCCTATGGCGAAAGTGCATCAGAAGATTAAGGTGCGGGTTCGCAAGACCAGCAACAAGAACCCGACTAAGCAATGCCCCACTTGCAAGGGGACAGGCCGGGTGCGGAACAAATGAAGCTCCCTGATAACATCAGCCGCCAGACCGTTTATGCGATTATTGACGAATGGGTGATCGGCGAAAGAGCAGAGCGTGACCGTGAGATACTGCTTTACCTCTTCATTGACGGTCTGACCTATGAGCAGATCGCAGACCGCTATCAGGAGCATCATCCCGACTGCCCGGTTTCCATAGATACTATCAAGCGCATTATCAAGAAGCGAAAACACCAGATATTCAAACACTTCCCCGGCTGAAATATGCCGGGGAAAATTTTTTTCACTTCTTCATAAAAACCGCTTGACTACGTTCGTAGTTTGTGCTATAATATAGATGTGGTTGAGAGAGAGCCACAACAAACTGAGGAGGGCAACCAAGATGATGATGAGCGAGTTTATTGAGCGGACTGGATACGAACCGAGCTATGAAGAGTACCACTACATTGAGGAAAGTTACTATGATTTCCCCGGCAACAAAGATGAGTTCTGCAAGCAGTGGAAGAAAGACCAGAAAGACGGACATTGGCAGAGGGAACTGAGCCTGATGAAAGCAATGGACCAGATGAAAGCTCAGTACGAAGAAAAGCTGAAGGAGCAGGAAGATAGCCTGAAGTTCTATCGCCAGCAGATGGATGCCAAGCGCGAGTTTGCGAAGCAGAACGAAGAGATGATGAACAAGCTGGCCCGGATTCAGCGAATCCTGAACAGCGAAGGCATCAAGGAAATCGCGTAACTCATAAAGGCCAGCCGGGAGCCTTCAATCCCGGCAGAAAGGAAGGGATGAAAAATGGTGCAGGACAAGCGCAACGTTGGTACTGGTTACGAAGAAACCTTCGATGTGGATCGCTTTGAATACATCGCGAGCCTTGTTAAGACTGGAAAGGGCACAACCGGGCTATCCGATCTTGAGTGCTTTCTTCATTCGATTATGAAGGATTTGTACAGCGAAGAAGATCGCAAGTGAACAATTCCCGCCCCGGAGGTCACGAGGGCAGAAAGAGAGGGCAAAATGAAGTTTGACGCATACCAGATGGTGACTGACCGCATCTGCGAGTTGCTGGAGCAGGGCTTGAAGCCGTGGGCGCAACCGTGGTCGAGCGCGGTATCCTGCGCGTGGAGCGGAAACGATGGGCGCGTGTACACTCTGCTGAATCAGATGTTGCTGGCAGACCCGGCGAAGAAGTACCAGACCGTGAACGACTTGCTTGCTGACATCCGGGGCGAATGGGTGACGTACAATCAGGCACAAGCCCGCGGCGGTCAGGTGCGGAAGGGCGAGAAAGGCCGCAAGGTTGTGTTCTTCAAGATGATGGACAAGCCTACAGGCAAGTTTGACGAGAACGGCAATGAGAAGCACGAAACGATCCCGTTCCTGAGTGTGTACACCGTGTTCAAGGTCAGTCAATGCGACGGCATTGAGCAGAAGTACCACCTGAATGATGACAAGCTCTTTGATTTCACAGCAGATGATAGTGCTGAGAAGGTCGCAAACGAGTACCTGACCCGTGAGGGCATCCGTTATGAGAAGATCAGGGGTGGCCGGGCGTTCTACCGCCCGTCTGAGGATAAGATCGTAACGCCGCTCCCGGAACAGTTTGAGGATCGCGGCGAATACTATAGCACGCTATTCCATGAGATGACGCACAGCACCGGGCATGAGAAGCGTCTGAACCGCCTGACTAAGTGCGCGGCCTTTGGGAGCGAGGAATATAGCACAGAAGAACTTGTCGCTGAGATCGGGAGTGCTTCATTGCTTCAGACGTTGGGCATCAGCGCCGAAAGCAACCTGAAGATGAGCGCGGCCTATATCAAGAACTGGCTGAAAGCGCTGAAGAACGATAAGCGGATGATCGTGGTCGCATCCAGCAGAGCAGAAAAGGCTGTGAAGATGATTTTGAACATCAAGGAGGAAAAGGCAGAATGAAGCATCAGTATCCGGGGACGGCAGAAGCGGAGCGGCAAAAGTCGCTCCGCAGATATGAACCAGATGAAGAACCAGATTTCGTTTATCCTGGTGTGCCGAATTATGAGAAGTTTGAAAGAAAGTTTGGCTGTGATGTTGAAAAGATACTTGTTTGGCTGAACGTTGATTGAGGAGGGCACCATGAAAAAGATCGTTTACCGCTACTACTGCCAGTTTAGACCGCCAATGCCGGGGGCAATTCCACGGCATAGCCTCGATCATGTGGGTTGCTACGACGTGAGGCAGAATGTTGGTAACGGCATTAGTGCATGGGGCTACGCCGAGTATACAGAACCGTTGACGCGTGAGGAAGTGCATGACTATGAGCTTGCGGCTTCGCCAAACAATCCACTTGAATATGAAGGAGGATTTGACTAATGAATGATACTTATAGGGAGAAACCATTTACAAATGTTAAAATAGGAAGCAAATTCGGCAAATGGACAGTATTATCGCTCATTCGGAAGAATGAAACAAATCGGAAATATGATATCTGGGAATGCCAGTGTGAATGTGGAACAATTGAAAAATTATCAGCTGATGCTCTGAATTATATCGCTCGGCAGAAATATCACGATGGTTGCCGAAAATGCGAAAGCAAATACACAGAAATATATAAAAAAATTAAAGACGATGATAATTATAGACGCACATATCTCGCTTGGTTTAATATGTGTAGCAGATGTAATAACCCTGAAAATAAAGAGTATAGACACTATGGTGGGCGCGGAATAACTGTATGTAACGAATGGCAAGAAAGCTTTAAGGCGTTTTACGCTTATGTATCTTCCCTTGAGCATTACGGAGAAATCGGAAGATCAATTGATAGGATTGATAACGATAAAGGATACTACCCCGGTAATGTAAGATGGGCAACGCAAAAAGAGCAGTGCAACAACAGAAGACCCAAAAGATTGAAAAGCAAGAATGAGTGTGATATAATCGCGAAGAGGTGATGGAAGTGCCAAGAGATAAAGCCGCTTATGACATGCAGTATGCAAAAGAACATATTACCAAGAAGGTAATTGACTTTAATGACCAAAATGAAGTTGATCGTGTTATTCTCGATTGGCTTAAAGAAAAGAAGTATAAGTTTGCCCCTTATATTAAAGAGCTTATACTCAATGACATGAATAACAAGACGTAGAAGTGTCGCTGTTTTATCCCGGAATAGCAATGAAACTGCACCGTTCACACAATCGTGAGCGGTCTTTTTTTATGTCCTGAAATTGCCCCGTAATAGCACTCAAACAGCCCTGCTCATGCACTCGTGAGCGGGGCGTTTTTTTGTGATAATTCAGCGCGAAAGGAGTGATTCAGATGCAGGACTTCATTGCGCGGCTGATTGATTGTGGAGTGCCACGATGCGCCGCTGTCTATATTTGCAACCGTTACCGCAGACTTGGACAGCTTCAGGAGTTGGCTCAATATGTTGATGAAGTGGAGAAAGAGACTAATGTCACGCTGGCAGATGTTTTCGAATAACCCGACAGGCAGGAACGTAGGCGATTGCGCTGTTCGTGCCGTGTCGCTTGCGCTCGATACCGATTGGGAAACCGCTTACGCCCTGATTGCAATGAACGGCTACTTGATGGGAGATATGCCAAGCTCGAATTCCGTCTGGGGCGCGGTTCTACGACAGAATGGCTTCTATCGCCATGCCGTGCCAAACTCATGTCCCGACTGTTACAGCGTGGCAGATTTCGCCGATGATCACCCGGAAGGCGTGTATGTTGTCGGGACAGGCAATCATGTATGCACGATCAAGGACGGCATCGTCATGGACAGTTGGGACAGCCGCAAGGAAGTCCCTGTCTATTACTGGTCAAGGAAGGAGAATGATTGATGGCTTACAACAATGGATTCCCGGCAACGTATCAGCCGATGTACTACCAACCGCAGTATCAGCAACCGACCATTCAACAGCCGAACAACGGCGTTATTTGGGTGCAGGGCGAAGCAGGAGCAAAGTCCTATCTTGTTGCCCCTAACAACACCGTTCAGTTGTGGGACAGCGAAAGCCAGACCATTTATTTGAAGTCTGCTGATGCGTCAGGTATGCCGACCATGAAGGTGCTCGATTATACCATTCGAGAAAGCGCTTCTACGCCGTCTCCTGCGGCATCTTCGCCGTCCCCTCAGTATGCCACAAAGGAAGACTTGGACGCGCTTAAAGGACAAATAGAGGGTCTGAAAATGAGGCTTGGGAAGATAGCCAAGAAGGAGGCTTCCGATGAGTAATCCTCTCTATCAAATGATGGGCCAGCAGATGCCGCCTATCATGCAGAGATTCCAGCAGTTTCAGCAGATGTTCAAAGGCGACCCGAAACAGCAAGTACAACAGCTTCTTCAGTCAGGCCGTGTCACACAGCGGCAGTACGATCAGGCTGTTCAGATGGCAAGGCAATTTCAGCAGATGATTGGAGGTAAGTAACCATGAAGGAAAGACTTGAAAACAAAATCGAAGCCATTATTGATTTCATTATCAACAAGCCAGAAGAAAAGATCACTCAGGAAGATTATACAATCCTATCTTCTGAGTTACGGGATATTCGTTTTCGTGAATCACAAGCTGAAAACGGAAAGCGAATGGCCGAACTTATGTCTGTTGCCTTTCCTGGTTATTCTGCTTTCGGGGATGTGAAATAAAAAAGCCCGGGAACGGTGGCACGTTCGACGGGCAGCGCGGTGCTAAAGTTGGACACCTTCAGCACCATTATTGTAGCAAACATTTTTAAAGATGTCAATAGAATACGTTAATCCGCGCAGACGTGTGCGGAATGACGGGATTATTGATTAAAAATGATTTCTTTCGGTGAGTGCGCATAACCGATTGAAATAAATCAACGAAAGGAATCAAAGAATATGGCACTTACAGACGAAAACGGCACTTCCAACATGGTCATGCCAGTTGCTCCTATGTATGGCAACGGCGGCGGTGACGGCTTCATGGGCGGGAACGGATGGTGGGTTCTGATCCTCTTCCTCCT